TTTAAGATCAAATATAACGCCAGACGTTACTGTTTCATTTACTCCAAAAGTATCAACAGTCTTACCTTTAATTTTGGAGATAGCAATATTCGCACCTCCACCACTTTCTCCTCTATTTTTAATTACTAAACTGTCACCGACTTTATATCCATCTCCTGGAGAGAAAACTGCAGTGTCTTTAATGCCAGAAGTTCTTATTTCCGAGACTCTAAACTCTTGTTTGAATTTTTCATCAACTTTGTCAATTGGTCTATATTTGGAATTATTTGAAGTAATATAATACTGAGATACGTTCCTGGTTAATCCATGAGCGGCAATATCAACATCTTGGTTAATTGATGGTAAGAAGTTATCTTCAATAGGTTGAGAGTGGAAATATGGTCCAATAAAGTATGGATAAGTTGGTTGCGATTTTCCAGTTTGGTCGGTATTTTGAGAGACAAAATATGCATAAGTTCCGTCTGGATATTCTGGAGTCTTGCAATATCTACCATTATTTTCATCAAGATCTCCAGTTCCATTATAAACGTAATCATTTACAAAGAAACCTGCAATAAATGTTGGATCAGTTGGTCTAACCCCAGGTGTATTGTCTACATCAATTTCATATCCAGTTTTAATTTGTTTTATTCCACCACCAAGAATATTTTGATATCCATATGGACCATAGATTGGATTACCATCATATGCAAATCCTATAATTGGTGAGTGTACTTTGTTATTTGGAGTTTCTACATTATTCTGAGTAAAGTTATCGCCCAACTGATATCTCAGTTTTTTAGGAACGAAGAAATTGACAAACTGAAGTCCTAGAGTTTCATTTCTACTTGGAAGCAAAAATCCATCATCTTCATCAGAGATTTGATCTTTAAGTTTCTCTACCTGATTAACTTTCCAGTTAGTTACATTAGCTAAGAATTTAGCGTTTTTGCCTCTAGCCTCAACAGAAAGTGTAGTGCTTCCATTAACATAACCAACACCACCATTCAGAACTTTAACTGAGGTAATTTTGCCAGATTCAACAGTAGGAACCAAATCTGCAAAATTTCCCTCTCCACTAACGATAATATCTGAGTCTAGTCGATAACCATGACCTTTATTGATAATTTTAACATCAACAATAGTACCATCTACAATAATTGGTGCAAGAAGAGCTTTACTTTGTATTTTTGTAGTTCTTGCATCTGGCCTTCTGTGATAGTTGAATTGACTTGTGCATCCATAAGCGACTCCACCATCTTCCACAAAAACATCATCAATAGATCCAAGAATTTTTGGTTCTAACTCTGGTTGTACAATGTCAATATCTCCTTGTTCTGCAGTACTATTAATAGAGATAGTAATTTTAGGATATGCAAAGGTGTGAGTACCTACACCAATGCCATCGAAACTAATAAACTTCTTATGATCGTAATTTTCAGTAGGTACAATAGTTCCAGCAATAGCAACTCTAAATCTATTTGTGTCTAGTACATCTACATAATAATCAGCACCAGTTTGCATTCCAGATATTACAGTATCAGTAGTAAAATAATGTACTACTTCACCACTGTTAAATCCGTGATTTCTTGCGTAAATATATGAATCATATGTATTAATTCCAGACTTATTACCAATAGTATTCGCAGAAGGAATTTTTACAGCTCTATTAGAATACCCCTGTCCTTTTTCTTTTACATAAATTGTACTTATAGTATTCTTTACAGTAAGACTCTCAATTGCATGAAAACCAGAACTAATTCCAGTAATACTGATAGTATTAATGCCTGCAGCAGCGTCTTGTGGAGTACTGTGAAGTTTTACGATTTGCGTAGTAGGTGTAGAAACGTAATAGTGTGAATCTCCAACCAAACCACCAATATTTGCATTCTTATTGCTGTTATAAATTATTTCTTCGCCAATTTGAAGATTGTGATTTTCACCAAAGTTAATTGTATTTGCAGCAATATCAATACCAGGTTGAGTTGGTTTGAACTGGAGAACCGTTCTCGTTTTAACTAAATTGGACTCCAAAACACAACCCGTTCCATTTCCACCAGTAATAGAAATTTCAGGTTTAGAAGCATATCCAACACCAGCTTTCAATACTTTAATTTCTTGAACAGATCCACTGACATTAACATGCGCTTTACATCCAGATCCCTGAGAATCAACAATTTCTAACTGCGGTGGATTGATGACATCGTAATCTTCACCGGCATTTGTTACCTGAATATCAGCAATTCTTCCATAGAATACATTTTCATCAAACAATGTTGGAGATAAGATCTCAACTCCATTTCCCAACATTCCGATATAACGATTATCGGTAGATCTACGATTTTTATCATCAAAGAAATTTTTCTCTTTGGATAAGTTAAATTTCTTGAATAATTTTTGATTTTGAATATCTTTATTTTCGTAACTTGCCCTAAACAAATTACCAACTACTCCTCCTGTTGGAGTAAATGAAACGTGTTTATTTCCAAAAGAATCAGCCTTACTGAAGGATAATGATAAATTATCCTTATCTATAGAACTTATGAAATAAAATCCCGTATCAACACCGACAGATGATGCATCTGTTGGAATAAAATAAACATTTTCACCATCGTAAAATCCATGATTAGTGGAGTTTATAACTTCTGTGGTGTTTACACCAACTACACTCAGTGGTTTTTTAGTATCAGATGCAAATATCTGATAGTTGGGCATTCCAGTAGAAGTTACATAAAAATCTTTTTCGTTTGGAGTTATATAAGTATTTTGAACGCCTGTTGGAATTTTTGAAATATAATTAAAGTCACTAGTGTAGTGACTTCCTTTTAAAATTCTCTTAGATAAAATAACAGAATCAGAAATAGTATGATTTGTTGATGTTATCTGAACGACTACTTCTTGAGCATATTTTTTTATTTCATTAGTCGATGGATAAACAATATCAACAATAGTCGCTTCAGAGGTCCTAGATTGATCATCAGAAAGACTTACTAGTTGTCCTACGTAAAATATAATTGAGTCAAATAATTTTATACGGTACTTATTAGAATCTACCTGACTAACAGATTCAATTGTATGATCTGTTGGAATATTGTATAACCAACTATTAAACTCTCTAAAATCTCTAAGATCTTTACCAAATCCAGAAAGAGAGATTACATCATCTACTTTTAGGTTAGAAGTTGCACTGAAATCAATATCGTCAACAACATTGGTAAGTAAAAAATCAACTCTAGACGTTTGTCCAAATCCAATGTAACTATATGCAAATTTATCTTCAACGATAGAAGAATTTACTTCTAATTCTGCGCTAATTCCTTGACAACCCAAAAACTGATTAACAGTTTTGTCTGTATAAGAAACATTGATGTAATTATCGGAACCTTTTGGTTTAATGTGTACGTTGCCGGCTTTCGAGAATCCAACGGTAGAGTCTACTAAGATGTTATCAGACCCCTTTGGCACGTCCTCTAACAGTCTTGTTTTACCAGACGCCTCGAACAGGTTAGAGAAGTCGGAAGAGTCCAAGGAAACCTCATAGAAGTCTCTTCCATCTATAGGCCTATATTCAATATTATAAATTGAGGATGATACAGTACCAACACCAGCAATATTTTGCAGAAGTGGATTTCCTTTAATTAACAGTGGATCTCCACCACCAACTTTTTCTAAAAGAACATTTTTTGTAATAAAATAATTATTATCAGACGGGACCAACATGAAGTCCTGTGGTTTAATAATTTCAACATCTTGTCCAAAAAGAACTTTGAAAAGAATTTTATATGAAGTATCAGTTCCTTTTGCTCTATAAAAATCTTTCGCTCTTGTTAAAATATTTTGAATATCAACATCATCTGTGAATTTCCTGTTTTCAAATCCAGGTAAAAATTCAGCTTTAAATTTAGTAAAAAATTCTTGTAGGAAAAGATTACTTAAGTTGTAAACTAATGTTCCTGCAGCATGATCTGCACTATTAGAATTTCTAAAACTTAAAAATTCAGTGTCTTCATCGGATTTGATAGAATCCGTTCCACTAAAACCTCTTGTGCAATTTTCAAAAGTCGTCGCTGTTTTAGTTTGATAATGAATTATCTCATCATCAATTTTTAATAATCCATTTTTATCTGGCCAACCTAAAGTACTAGCTACTTGAATAGTATCATCAATTGTTGTAATACTTGTTAGAGAAGCAGTATAAGGGATTAGATTATCAATCCTAAACTCTTCAATATTTTTATATTCCTTTAAATTTACTGCAAGATCAGCCGCACCACCCTTAAAATCTAAGGATTTGTAATATTGTTTAAGAAAACTAGTAAACGTAGGAGCGTCCTGAAGTAAAAAATCAGGAATCTGAGATTCGATAATCTCGTTGATGCTAACTCTCTTTTCTGTCATTTTATCTTGTAAACTGTCCGTTTAGGTAGCTAGATGTAGGAACAAACAATGTTGCAGCAGTATTCTCGCCTGAGGTAATGGTATCCTCCACTGTATTTACCACAGAATTGCCAACGTCAATTTGGAGATATAGATCTTTCAATCCAATAATGTCATTCGATTCTGGTACTGCTTCCACTTCAATAACATTATTATTTAACGTAGTAGATGTTATATTTACAACATCTAAAAGTATCTCTCCTTTAACGTAATCAATTGTTCCAGCATTTACCTTAACAATTGAAGGAATGTTATTAACAAGTTTAAAGAAAAAGACTCTACCTGTACTATTATTAGTAGCAATATCACCCATATACAGGACATCATTCACACCAGATATTTTAAATCCAGAGGATTTGATAGAATATCCGTCTTTTTTAATATAGACCTTATTACCAAAACAAATTTCATAAGTTGCAAAAGTATTGAAAGCTGGAGATATATCTCTACGCATTCTTACTTTTGTAATGTTGGAAGTAATCGCTTGATCCGTATCGTCAATTAATGCATTAATTTTTGAGTACTTGACTCTTCCGCCGAAATTATTAGTATCACTGGATCTCGCATATGTTGTTAAAGTATTAAGTACTTTTGTTCTAATTAAGGAAACATCTGAAGTCTGGTTCTTGTTATAGTAAAGTGTTGTATCAAATTCAACAAACAAATATTTTAGATCGATAAGTTCAGGTTTAATACCCGCAATTGAGTACTGTTTTAGAGATCTTGAGATTTCTTCCTTTGTAATTTGAGAAAGAGTGTTTGCTCCTCTTGGTTTAATCGAAATAAACACCTTTCCGTATTCTGGAGGATCCAACTCCTCACCCCCGTAGGCGGTCACAGAATCGATGTTAGTGAAAATATATGGAATGAGTCCTTTATAGTCTGCCGCGGTCACGGCACGGAACTGTGAGGAGTATACACGGGGTGCCAGGTACTTAATCGAGTCGAGAGTTTCAATATCGTCTCCATTTTGCGCTGGAGAAATTGTTCTTAGTGCAGAAAGTCCACTTGTGATTGGATTTGCGTTATTATCTTTTAAAATTCCCGAGAAAGTGAAATTTACAGCGCCATTTCCTTCCCTACCACCGCTCACGATGTATGAAACTTCAATAATTGACCCAGAAGCAGGTTTTTTACCTAAAATTCCGTCACCAAAGCGAACTTCATACCTCTGATCAGTAACTTCTTCCAATAAGAAGAGTCTAGAATTACCGTCAACGTTCAAAATGTCAGTATAAAGCGTATATTGCTCAGTTACATTGGTTTTTACCTGAACTCTAACCGTCGTAGTGTCAATATTTGCATTCGGAAGGATAAATCTTTGATTGGGAATCGAAGAATCGACCGTAAAAGTGTTTTTTACAAAAATTCCTTCATAAATTTCAAGATTTTCAAAGGTAGCTTGACCTTGACTGTCTACTAAAGTAGTAAAATCTTCGGGAATCGAGTAAATGTATGAAGTATCGGTTAAACCACCCTGTGCAACCTGTCCGGCTTGAAGAGTAACAGTTCTAACATCAGTACTATCTGTCAAAATGATGTTAAAAGCGACTCTTGCTCGTGCAGAACGAACAGATCTTGGGGTATATCCAATATTTCTCGCCAGTGCAACAACATTTTCTCTCAATGTTGCACTATCAAGGAACACCTCGTTCACTGTCATGTTCGTATTGAACGCAGTGATGTATGAGTTATACGCTAATAGGTCAATTAAGACCGAAAAGTTAGATCCTTCAAAGTCAAAATCAGTAAAATCACTACTGGATCTAAGATAGTCTTTAATTTGAGTTCTTAGATCGTTAAAATCTAAGTTAGTAAACTGATTGAAGGACATTAGATTCTAGTGGGTTCTAAGATAAACTCGATTTCTTGTAGTGGTACAGCTAATCCAACGATATCATACTCAACTTTACAGTACAAATCATGAGAATCTTCCTCAAAAGTCACCTCAACTCTCAAATTATCAATTCTAGGTTCAAAGTTTCTTAATAAAACTTCAATTCTAGACTCTAGATTAGCAGCTAATGCTGGTGATCCCAGTTCAAATAAACTATTATCGAGGTCAGTACCTAACAAATCGTTGAAAAACCGCTCGCCGATTCTAGTTTTCACTAGATTCATTACGGATTTCTTGATAGCATCCTCATTTTTGACGGGTAATATGTCATTTGTCACGGGATTTTTCGCAAATGTAAGACTAATGTCCTTAAAACTGCGAGATGTCTTCCTATATTTAAAGGAAGAATTGTCTATGTCCCTAATTCCTAAGGCCATTTGGTGCTATCAAGAGGTCTTAATATATGTATAAGACTATTCAGGAGATTTGTATTCCAGTGACTCGTCGATTAATGCTTTTTTTGCCTCATAGGGACATGGATTTTTGACTTTTTGTATTAATTTTTTATCATCACCTAAAACTTCGTCCAAATATTCTTCACTCCAGTAATTGTAATAGTCAGTTTTTGCTAATTTCTTACGCATTTGTGCAATCTTTCTTTTCGATTGACACAGAATAATATTGAGTTTTGAATTATTTGTCTTAACACCATTAATATACGTGTTCTCACATGCTAAATCTTCCACAAACCAATAGAGTGGATATTTTTCATTGTATAGTTGAACCCATCTTTTGATTTTCTTGGGTTTCCAAAAATCTTCGACAATAAAAAGGATGACATCATACCCAGGTTCGGGCACAATATCATCAATCGGAGTGTCTTTAACTAGAGTGTCTGACCCAGATGCATATGGACAAATGGCAAAACCACCAAGTTCTTTATGTTTTACAGAAACTTGTTCTATCCATTCATGGACATAAGATTCACGTTCAGTCATGGATCAACCTGCAGCTAGTGGAGATGCAGTATTCTTTTTATTAGCACCAGAGTTTGCCTTTGCATTAGATGCAACATCATACTTTGCATCCAAAGTACCTTCAGGAGTTGCTGGTGGATTGTCTGATGGATTAGGTCCTTTTGCTCCCATGATACACCTTTAAAATACGTTACAGGTATTTATCGACCTTGACCTCTGTATGCTTTCTTCTTATTGTTACGTGAAGATGCTGAAAGTTTCGTGTTCGGTGAATTACCTTGACGAGTTTTCTTCGGCTTCCCAGGCATAAAGTTTGCACCAGAGAGACCCACTTTCGACTTAACTGCCATAATTAAAATACCTTAGAATACGTTTG